TATAATATCTGACCAACAGGAGTTTCGTATGCCCGGCAATCGGCGTTGTATCCTTCTTGAGAAACATCCATAAAACTCCATTGAGGATATTGTTTATTTAATAATGATCTACATAGGTCTTCTGATAATTGTCCTTTTCTTGAAGAATTAGATTTAATATGAAGGAGATCGTTTAATTTATCATCAATATTAAATAATCTTTCTTTATGATTTTCGGTTGATTTTTCCATAATATCTTTAATAGGATCAATATAACTATGACAATTCATATTCACTTCACTCATCTGAATACTCTTTAATCCAATACTTATAGTTGTCCTTAGAAGATCTTCTAATTTAGATTCATCAATATTTCTTAAATAAAGGATATCTTCTTCATTATGAATCTGGAAGTTTAGATTCATACTATGGTTATGTATAATTATGTATATAGTCTAAATTTTAAATATAAGAAAATATTTCAATTAAAAGAAAAATAAATTTTAAAATAGACAATTAGGACAGACAACTCCTAAATTATTCACATTATTCTGACCCCCATTTTCTAAAGGCACTAAATATTTTAATTTATAATAATCTAAATCTTGCATCATAATATAATTCTGACAACGTGCACATCTATTACCTTGCTTCTGACATAACATACTCTTTATATCTGCGTTCGGGTTTAATGAATTATATAATTGCGCATTCGAATCTTGAGCATTAAAGTTATAAAGAGGTTGTCTACTTGTATCGTAAATATTCTTAAATAATTTATACATAAATTCAGTCTGATAACTAAACATATAAATTATGAAAAGATATACCGCTACGGAACCTCCTAAATAATAATGATATCTTTCTTCTATATATTCTGGTTTGTATTTATAAATGGCATAGTAAACACATAAGATCACAACCAAGAATATTAAACTATTCATTATAATTATAACTCATAAAACATTTATCATAAAAATATTTAGGGATAGAACATTCTCTAAATATACGTCGATCAAAACTATACATTCCTATATCATTTAGAATACTCATGTCACCACTTTCTAAAAGTGTTAAATTCGTTTTACAATCTTGATAATCATCATGTAAATGATTATAGTTACTCAGAATTCTGAAATACATGTCTGAAAAATAAGTCGTTGATATTAAAGAAACATAAATTAAACATTTTAATCTAGCATTTACTCTTATTAAATATCTATTTAAATCGTTTATTTCTCTACCTCTTTCATTAGTTACAGAAGTATCACTTTCTTTAAAAACTATTCTATAATTTCCACCATTTAAATTATATTCTTTTATATCGCCACGGCAAAGAGGGCAACTATATTTTTTCTTATCTAGCCAATCTTGAATACATGTATTACAGAAATAATGCTTACAGTTGAGAATTATTTTTTCATCTCCCGATATTTCATTGAAACAGATTGTACAATTATTAGAACTACTTGTAGAATCCAAGGAATCTTCCATTATTAATATTAATTATTATATTATTGAATGGAACTTAAAGCGGTTTTTATATCTGGAAAAGCATAATCAACGAATGGATAATTATTATGATTACTATAAAGTGGAGATATCCATACAGTAGTCCATTTTCTTTCTTTCGCTGTTTTTAAATTAACTAATAAATCATCAAAGAAAACATATTCATTATTATCATCATATTCCCTGAGAATATCTTTTTCTAAGGCTATGGCTGAATTAATATCTGGTTTCATTGATGGAATATTATCTCTTGAATAAATTTTCTTAAATCTATTCGATAATCTCATTTTATCTAAAATTACATCAGCATGTCCGAAAGTGGCATTCGTATAAATATATTTCGGATAAGGACAATAATATAATAATGCTGATAAATGTCTATCTTCTTTAATATTATCGTATACTAATGGTTTATTATGCATATAAATTGTATCATCCATATCAAATAAATAAATTTTCATTATAATATTTAATTTAAAAAAATAGAAATATAAACCATTTAAAATTATTTCAAGTATTTACTATAACTTTACAAATGGCATCTAATAATGAACCTATGCTGAATGAACCTATGCTTAACGAAGGAGAAAATCGTTATGTTATCTTCCCCATTAAACATGATAGTTTCTGGGAAATGTATAAGAGAGCGGAAGCTAATTTCTGGACGGCCGAAGAATTAGATTTATCAAAAGATCTTATAGATTGGAATAAACTAAATACGAATGAAAAATTTTTTATTAAGAATATCTTAGCATTTTTCGCAGCATCAGATGGTATAGTTAATGAAAACTTAGTAGAAAGATTCTGTCAAGAGGTCAAGATATTAGAAGCGAAGTTCTTCTATGGTTTTCAGATTGCGATGGAAAATATTCACTCCGAAACTTATTCTCTTTTAATTGATACATATATTAAGGATCCAGTAGAAAAGACTAAGTCCCTTAATGCTATAGAACATATTCCCAGTATTAAGAAGAAAGCCGATTGGGCATTAAGATGGATAAATGATAAGAATAGTCCTTTCTGTAATCGCATTATTGGTTTCGCGGCTGTAGAAGGTATTTTCTTTTCGGGTGCTTTCTGTTCTATCTTCTGGTTGAAAAAGAGAGGACTTATGCCCGGTTTATGTCATAGTAACGAATTGATTTCAAGAGATGAAGGACTACATACAGAGTTCGCTGTATTGATGTACAAGAATCTTAAAAATAAACCAGAACCATCTGTTATTTATGAAATTATTAAAGAAGCAGTTGTAATTGAAAAAGAATTTATTACAGAATCATTCTCGTGTGAATTATTGGGGATGAATAAAGATTTAATGAGTAAATATATTGAATTTGTAGCCGATAGACTTTTACTAATGTTCGGTTTAGAAAAAGTTTATCATAGTGAGAATCCATTTGATTGGATGGAATTAATATCAGTACAGGGTAAAACGAACTTCTTTGAAAAGAGAGTTGGGGAATACGCTAATAAGGCGAATCCTAACATGGACCAAGAACAGAATGAGATAGGATTTGACGCAGATTTTTAATCTATACATATTTTCCATAAGAATTTAAAAATAATAACTCCTGGGTATATCCCCTATTATAAATTAGAGTTATAAATCTTGATATCATATTTAATAATATAAGAGATATTCCTATATCAGAAAATATCTTATTATGAAACGAATCGCGGGTAAATAAATAAAGAATTACCACCGAGGATTGCCCTATTGTACATAAAATCAATGATGTCCCCGGTTTCGTTGAACCATTTAAAGTAGAAACATCTCTTGCTATATTATAATTTTTATTATTTCTTGTTATATGCATTTTTATATGGGTTAATTGTCCTATAATACCGAAAATTAACCAAGCATATACAATTTTATTTCCTTTATTTTCAATTATCGCGATAACGGATCCAATAATTATAAATACACCGAAAAATGAGCATAAATATAGAAAGTATCTATTCATAATTTATATAATATAATTTATTCATTATGACAATTAGATCCTTCATAGATGACCATAGAACCCAATAATAAACCGAAGAAAAATCCTAATAATAATTGTTTATTCTTAGCTAATACAGAAGGGACGCGAGATCCCCCGAAATAAGTGAAAAGTAATAGTAACCCAACAAGAACATTTATACGCATATCAATAATCATTTATACTATTAATTATTTTTTATTTTCTTTACTACGATTAAAATGTTTTTCTATATTCGTTTTAGATTTCGTTCCACCATGCTCCGATTTTTTCTTTTTCTGTAATGAAGAAAAACTAAACTTTCTTTTTTCTTCATCGAAAATTAAATTTTTTATACCCTTTATTTCATATTCTTCTTGACAATAATCTATTTCCGAAGACTTATTTAATGAACCACTATTAAATAAGTTCAGAACTAAATTCTTGAATTGTTTTTCTTCCTTATCATTTAATTCTAATCTTATTTTTTCTTTCTTAATAAATAGATGAATCCTATTAAGTCTTGAACCTTTATCTAATTTCAACCATGAAACTTTAAAACGATTATCTTTTTCTTTATCTATTCCCTCAAGAAGCCTTTCCATATCTGTTTTCGGGATAATATTAAGATCACTAGGTATACCTTCCATTTATATTAATTACTCATATCTTCTTTAAATAAAATGAAGAAAAAATAAATATCCATTACATTATAATGCTATTTTTCGTAACATTACCTAACGGTTCAATAATAGATATTGATCTTGATTCAACTGATAAAGTAGAAGATATTATCCGTATAATGGACGAAAGTGATAGAATACAGAGTTTAGGTTTAATAGATCACTTTCATCTATGGTTTCAATCTGACATTGAGGGCCGGGTAAACTTAATGAAAGATTTAAATAAAACTATCGGAGATTGTGGTATTATCTTAGAATCTAAAATATACATGCAGGCCGAACCTACAACTCTTTTAGAGATTGCGATGAATATAAGTAAATCGAGAGCAATTGATCATTTAACTCCTGATTTCGAAAGTGAAGCAGAAAAAATACAAAAAAGATTCAGAGGAAACAGAGAAAGAAAAGAATTAAGGGAACAATATCCCGATACATTTAATAAAAAAACTAAGGGATGGGTTACTATAAAGGGTGCGTCTGCTTATACTGGACAAGGTGGGAAATTAGTTCGTTATGAACCTGCCTACAGGGGGAACAAAAATGATGATAAAATACGCAGAGAGAGAAAGGATATTATTAAAAAACTTAATTTAATTGCTTTTTCTGAAAGGAATGAAAATTCTAATGATCTTAAATCGTGGTGGCCAAGAGATCAAACTAAAGACCCTGATGAAATGTTAATGAATTCACCGAAAGAAAATCACACAGATACTAATATAGCCGAGGGAATTAATATAGATTTATTAGTCACTAAATCTAAAGAAGGATTTACTATTATTTTTGAAAGTGAAGGTGATAGAAGATTATTTTTAGAAAGAGGTGGTATTTTAAGAGCCTCTATGAAATCTAAAAAACCTAAAAAGAAAAAAAAGACCCAGAAAAAAGAAAAGAAAAAAGAAAAGAAAAAAGAAAAGAAAAAGAAGAAAAAATAAATATCCATTACATTATACTATGGATCCTCAATATGAATTTGATGAAGATAAATTGAAATTAGTTTGTATTAATTTTAGTGATGAAATTGTAGGAGATGATGAATTTTTAATGAATGAAGATGTTACAGTTTTTAACAGTAGTGTCCTTCAATTAAAAGATTCAGATGATTTATTAATAGCTAGTAGAGGATGGTATGGAAACATCCGAAGTTGGGACGGTGTAAATTTCGTGATTATGTCTTTATTTACGAAAGATTTTAAAAAGAAAAAACAGAAGATCTTAGGTATTGATACGAAAGCTCTAAAAGACAAAAAAATAAAATTTAAGGAGTTTAAAGTGAAGCAACATGAAATCATACCTCATGGTGAAAAATTATTAAAAGGTCCTGAAGACCCGCGTTTATTTTATTTAAAAGACGATATTTATATTCTCATTAATGATTTAACAGAAGAATCTAAAAGACATATGTTCGTGGGTAAAGTAGATTTAAAAACCCTTGAATACGCTGAACCGATTGAATTATGTGAATCTTTATCTACAAGATTTGAAAAGAATTGGGGTCCATTTATTCATGAAGATAAATTACACATGGTTTATGATATTAATCCTTTAAAAGTATTCGAAATAGAAGATGATTTTAAATGTGAATTAAAGTTTGATATAAATAATGAAATTTTAAAACAATTTACAGATAGTTTCCCTGATTTACATTTTCATATAAGAAACTCAACTAATTTAATACATATAAAAGACGATGAATATCTGGGTTTAGGTCATGGAGTTTTAGATTACAAGGGGAACACAGATATTAATAAATATCTTATTCCCCTTTTCGGAAAATCTAAATATTCGGATTCAGATAAAGAATATTTCCAACGATTTTTTAAACTTTATACAGGATTCTTTTACAAGTTAGACATGAATAAACAAGAAATAACTTATATGTCGCCATTTTTTCAATTACCGAATCATGAATCTAAACAAGAATTAATATTTTTCCCAACAAGTATATCACTTGATTCAGATAAATATGTTAATATTTCCTATAATGTGGGTGATAATAGATCTTATTTCTTAAAATTACATTTAGATATTATAAATGTTTCGTTATACAATAAAGAAAATATTGAATTTTTGGTTAATCTTAATATCAACTTAAATTATTATATTGAATTAGTGAGAAATATACGTAAATTATTAGGATTTTCTACGAAGAAAAAAGAATATTATAAATTCGGTAATGTTAATGAAATATTCGCTTCAAGTGGTAAATTAAATAAAAAGAAAAAAACTAAGATTAAATCTAAAAAAGATAAGCCTATAAAAGATAAGCCTATAAAAGATAAGCCTAAAAAGGATAAACTAAAAAAAAAGAAAAAACAGACCAAGCGGAAAGAAACTAAAAAGACAAAATTAATTTATTTTCATATGAAAGGATGCGGTTGGTGTAAGAAATTTGAACCCATGTGGTCTAAATTGAAAAAAAGCGTTAAAGATGTTAAATTTATGAAAATAAATGGTCCTAAAAATGAAACAATGAAAAATAAATACGGTATTCAGACTTATCCAGCATTAGTTAAAATAGAAGATAAATCTCACGAATTATTTAATAATGAAAGATCACTTAAAAATATAAAAGACTTTTTAAAATAAATGATAAAATACTTCTTCCATACGATTGAATTATTCGCTTTTATTTTACCTGCTTTACCCGGTAAAATAAATATACGAATAACAATATTGACTATTTATTTCGTAGCACATATTTTAAAATTACAATATTATTATGCGAAACTAAAAAATAAATATACATAATAGTATTAATGTCTAAATATAATATTTATATCATTTGTAAAAATGAAGAAATATTTATGGAAAAATGTAAAGTTATCAATTCTAAATATAAAAATAAAATCTGTCACATTCAATGGGTCCCTGCTGAATATTTAAAATTAACACAATGTAATAAAAGAATTTTAAAAGATCTAAATACAAGATATAATACTCAGAAAAAGAAAATACTCGCTAAATTAGGATGTATAGCAGCCCATAGAAAAGCATTATTGGCTATTTATATGAACAAGACTAATAATAATATTATTTTGGAACAAGATGGAGAATTTTCACATAAATTACCTACACCACCGAAAGAATCTTGTTATATGGGAGGATGGATAGTCCCACCTCAGACAACGAAAGCAGGTAAGGTTATACCTGATGTAAGACCTAATAGTGGTCTAAATACAATAGATTATGATAAATTTAAAATATTAATGACTCATGCCCTTTTTATTAAAACTCATGAAGAAGCTATGGAATTATTTCAGACAACTATCGACGATAAACTTAAAAACTATGATGTTCATCTCGGAGATATACAATTTTTTAAGAAATATTATTATCCGCCGGTATTCGTCCAGGGGTCTCATATATCTGATATTGAAGGAGTCGTAAATCAGAATGATAAGAATTCATTTTATTATGGTCTAAAAACTAAACCTAAATCTGGTTCTAAGAAAAAATCTAAAAAAACTAAATCAAAGTAATTAAAAGAAACTTAATTCATAAGTGCCACCCCCATTCTGTTTCGCTAAATCTATTAGTTGTTTTTCTTCTGTTTCTTCATCGGAAGATTCTTCGGTTGCTCCTTCGGTTTCTCCTTCAGTTGCTCCTTCGGTTGCTCCTTCGGTTTCTCCTTCCTCAGTTTCCTCTGTAGTTTCCTCTGTGGCTTCTTCGTTAGTTGCCTTTTCTAAGACTTTTTTCATCTTACTCGCTTTTCCTTTATCTTCTATTTTTAATACTGAATCATCTTTTTTACCTTGAACATCTTCTATAAGAGCATCTATATCAGATACCTGTTTTTTCGTTAATGGTTTTACTGATAAAGTATCATCATCGGAATCGTGTGAATATTCTTCTTCATCCGATGAATCTACGAAATATCTAAATAACCTGGTAATTGGATCAACATTGTGGACTCTCTCCGGGATATTTCCCTGTAAATCTGCCAATACTAAATGTTTATCACGAACATTTCCTTTTAAATTCTGTAACATTTCTCTTATGTAATCCGTTTCTTTCGTTATCATATTGGGCACGAATACAGCATTGGAAAATATTTCAGGGATATTTTCGGGTATTTCCCTCATATTCTTATGATAAACCATCCTACTTAACTGTTCGTCATTGTCTGCTTGATGAGTATAAAATGATTTAGGTTTCGTACTTAAATCTAATAATATATTAGGATATCTAGGTTCATAATGTTCCGTGACTCTATCTAATTCTCCTACACATACTTTAATACTATCATCAATTTCCTTACAATCTCTCTGTAATTCTAAAACTCTCGGATAAAGTCTTTCAGAATTAGAAGATATTAATTCTTCTAATCCTTTCATCTGATGTCCTAAATCCAAAACAGAAGAATTACACTTTATTAAATCACTGTAATCAAATGATATTCCTTCATCTGGTAAAGAAAATAATTCCTCATATTCAGGTGCTCGTTTCCATTGTCCCAATACAGATGAAACTTTCTTTTTAAATAATGGTGTATTATTACCTCTAACGAGCATATCCTCCATAAGTTTATCTTGTATCTGAGTTAATACATTTAAGAAGTTTAAGTTATTATCTTTACATAATTTTTTAAGTTGATCTTCATATGTAATCATGGTTATTTTATCGCCCCCAATACTTCTCATCTGAACCGATTTATTAGGACATAATTCACCATTACATGTCATTTGCATGAAATCTTTACAATTATTACAATCAAAGTGATTATTCATTATATATTATAAACTTAATATTTTATTTCAATAAACCTACTCTTTTAATATATTGTGGAAATTCTCCTCCAATGATATATTTTTTAAAAACCGAGGAAGAGGAATGTATTCCTATACTCTTAAATAATTGTGTTGGAGATTTCTTACTTCTATCCGGATTTTTTTTATCATAAAAATTATTGGCATCTACTCCCTCTTTTAATCGGTCTTTTCCACCTGGATGTTCTTTAAACCATTTAGGCATTATTTTATGAACCCATTTTTTATTATTATATTCGAATATAATGAGATTTTTTTTCTTAAGGACTTGTTCCAATGTAAAAGATTTATAATCTTTTATTTTATCTTCTTTTTTATCTTCTTTTTTCGTAGTTTTCCCTCCTTTCTGTTTTAATGACAATTTAACAATTGTTGGTTTCTTAGATTTTAATTTCCCTAATATATCGGTGGCCATATCCAGAGATCCCTCAATCCAACATTGATGTTTCGAAAAAGCTTCATTACATATATAAATTTCTTTATCATCGAGAGGTTTCAATAATTTCTTATAAGTTTCATCCATTGGAAATTTAGTCCGCCACATGTGAACCCCACTCCTCCAATAATAAACTTTATATTTTTCAGGTTTAGGGGGCTTTATCTTAAATAATTTATAAATTTCTTCGTGAAGTTTTTCAGTTAATACTTTTTCGCCCAATTGATACCAATTATTCCACATTTCCGCAGTATAAAAATCGGTATAAGAAATCATTATAATACCATTTTCAGCACTTATAGGTATTATATGACGAATATAATTATCAGTTATTGTTCTATTTAAATTATGAAACCAGGGATTACCCGATT